CATGATCTTTGTCCTCTGCTTTACGAATGCCTCTTCCTATACTTTGTATTACACGAACAAAGGATTTACCTGGTTCAATAAGAACAAGATTGAATATCCTAGGGATATTAATACCAACAGAAGCCACTCCATATGTGGCAATAATAATTTTACTTTGCGTTGTAGACACTTCATCGTAGTGTTCTTTCCTTTCTTTAGTTTTAACTGATCCTGATATAAACACAGAATCTTTTAGTTTCTTTTTTAGTATTTCGCCTGCAGATATCCTATCTACTAAAATTAGTGTGTTACCCGATGTTGAAATATCTTGTATTGTTTGTGCAATCCAGGTCATCCTGTTGCTGTCCGTAGTTAGCCATTTTAATTCTTCTGGATAGTTTTTGAACATAGGATGATCTTGTGTTTGTAAAACATTTACGTGACATTGTGCTAACACACCTTTGTCTTGTAATTCTTTTGCCGGGATCCTGTGTGTAACATCTCCTAGAGAACATTTGATTCCATAAAATTCATAATCTTCTTTAGGTACTGTTCCTGTTAGTCCCCAACGTATTCCTGCGTGTGCAAGAGCTCCTGTAAGTAATCTTTTTAGTACATCTGCTTTTGCCATATGTACTTCGTCAACTATTATAGTATCAATGCCAGCACAAAATTCTTTAAATTCAGTTGTATGTTCGTTCCTTGCTCTCTTCTCGATAACGTTTAACGATTGCCAAGTTGCTATTGTATTGTACCTACCAACTTCTTTTCTGTCACCAAAATAAACTCCTGTGTCTAATTCACAGGCAAGAAAATCTTCTTCAGTTTGTGTTACTAAACTTTTATTAGGTACGATTGTTAGTGTACGTCCATATGGTTCAACTAATTTACAAAGTGCCGCAGTAATAATTGTTTTACCTGCGCCAGTGGCAATTTCTTGTATGCTTTGTGGTTGTTCTATAAATTTATTAATAGTTTCTACTTGATAGTCTCTTAATATAATTGGTTGTCCAGCACAAGGATGATTCTCTGGCCACTTAAGAGCAGACATATAATCTGTATCAACTGCTTTAAATTCGTAATTATGCTTTACTCTTCTGTCGTCAAGCTCAACATATACTCCACCTGCTTCAAGTATTGGAAGAATTTGGTCAACTAGGTTTAGATATGTTGTGCCACCTATTCCAAAAAAACTTATTTTGCCATCCCATCTACCTAACTTTACTGCTGGTAAGTGATAAGCATAAGGAACCTGATACTTAAATTTGTTTGCTAGTTTTTGACGCCACTTGAGATCTAGGTTCTCAAATTTAACATTTACTTCGTCTTTTATTACTAATTTACATGAACTCATAGTTTAATTATAATGTGGTCGTGCCAATCATAACTGCTTGGCTGACTATCACTATAATACAACTTTTTAGGTAAATTTTCAAGTAATCTTTTTAAATTTTCTGTACCAGCTGAAAAATAACCACCACCTAATGTAATTAATGCGGCACCTGGGTTTATTTTTGATTTAATTAATGTTCTTGGTATTCTATTTCTAACAAACATAACTTTAGTTGTGTTGTCGATATATTTAAATTGTTTGCTTAATTGGTGTAGTTCCCATAATTTACTAAAATAATTGTCGTCTAATTTTCCAGTATAATGATAATCAAAATTATCTGGCGGCACTCTTTTTGGTTCTTTAATATCAAAACCAAACGATAATTGTTTCCAGTCTATACCATGACGCTCAAAACATTTTAACCAATTCCACCACTCGTCTATCTCTTCTTTTGATTCAATCTCTCCTGATACAGGCATTACAATTGGAAAACAATCTAATTCTACTAAACCTGCTATTACTTGATCTCTACTACACTCTTTACTATCAATCCAAAGTTTATGATAATGATGATGTGCAATTTTTTTACCAATTTCTGTGTATGCCTTAATGTTAATTCCTTTTGGATCAATACCAATGTTTTTAAGAGCATCTACTTGTAGTAAAGGTTTAAATGCTTTTTTCTTAAAGTTGTTCCAATATTCTTGCATTGACTCTGGAGCATTTTCTAATACAATGTCTTCACCAACAAGTTTAGCAGTAGGATGTTTAAATCCTGTAATTTCTTTTTTAACTTCATCATAATCGTCTAATAAAGTTGTATCAATAAATTTAAAATCATATCTAGTTGCAATTAATGTTGAGTAATAAGTTGTAACATCGGTTTGTTTAATTGTCCAAGTTTTTTTCTCTCCTGAAAATCTACAATATGAACTAGGTAACCCTCTTTTGTTTTTTAAACATTGGATTAATCCAACAAGTTTTTTTGAATAAGGAAATTTAAGTTCTAACATTTCCTCTTCGTCCTCGTCAATATATTTTTCTATACTCTTCTCAAAATTTATTACACGAAACGGATCGTCATATTTTGGCTTATCCAATAAATCTTTTATATCCATTTTAAATTTTTGGAACTTTGTTAGGTACCTTTTTAGTATTACAACTGCTAGTTTACCCTGCTTCTCAGTCCATGGATATTGAGCTTCAGCTAATGACCTTATAGTTTCCCTATCCTTATCGTGGGGGTTAATACGGCTCTTTATAGGGTCTCCGTAAAAAAAGTCATTATATGCTAATATTTTAAGTGCTTCGTTAATTGTTTTTGGCAATTTAGCTTCTGTTAATTCTGGCATATTCATGATTAAATACTAGTATAACACATATGGTAATAATGTCAACCGATGAAAAAACGAATACAAAAACGCAATAAAACATTAAGATTCAGAGTTAAAAAAGCTCTGGCTAGACGTAAAAACGTCAAACACTTCACACCTACAGTAGAACAATGCCAAAGTTGGTTTAGAACTTTGAATAGAGGTATGTTTGGCGGCAATTTAATAGAGCCAGAACTTATTGTAAGAAGAATGAAATACGATTGGGGACTATGTGTTGTTGATTGGGACAATAGAAAATGTAGAAAAGGAACGTTTAATCAAAGAGTAATTCCTTATCATTTAGGCGAACATTTATCTTATAGAATTGAATTGCATAATAAATTTCCTATGTGGAAAGATTTTATAGAAACACTTGCACACGAAATGGTACATTTATATCAAATGCAAGTTTGGAAAGACCCTTACTCAAATCACAATGCTCATTTTTATAGTTGGAGAAACTATTTTAAACAGCACGGTCTAAAACTGTATCAGTAAATTCCTTATAAGTTATTAAAGAACTATTTTTTAAATCAGTACCGGTTTGTAAATAATTTAAATATTCCGGCGGATCGTCATGTACAATAGTAAAATGACAGTATGGTCTCATTTTTAAATGATCTCTAAATTGTTTTAGCCACCCTTCAAATATATGATCATCATTTCTAGGCCCATAGTTTTCAGTGTCTTGATATATGTTATTAAACTTGCCTGCTCCGTATTGTCTAAAGTCAAAACCAATCAAATAAATGTTCTTGTGCCCATGAACACAGGCAGTCCAAAACGCGACATTACCTGATATCCAGTGAGGATTGTTTGGAATTAAATGTAATTTGTCTTTGCCGTATGGTCTATTAGTTTCTAGTGCAGGAGTATAATGAAAACATTTTTCATATACTTTGTCTTCGCACATAGATAAGGTCATTTTTGTATCAACAGAAAAAATAAAATCCGGCATAAAGTCTCTGTATAAAGCATTACAGCCATACGTTTGTCCTGTTGCTTTTAATTTGTTTAAGTCAAAATCTTTACGAGAAGGACCGTTTCCAATAATATATGCATTACCTCTAGGAACATTTTTAACTTTGTCTTCGTAGTATGCAGTTTCTTGATGTTTTTTTCTGTCTTTAATTACAAGTCTAGTATTAACTGTTTCGCCTGTATACTTTTCCCATTTAATTGGCTCTATTGGATTTCTTCCTCCTATTATCATTGGCATTACAAATATTTCTCCTTCAATCTGTTCTTAATTCTTGCCCATGGTAACCCTTGTCTTATTTCTTCAGTTGTCCATTCAGTATATGCTAAACGATTTGCCCATGTTTGTCTATCAGGCATTTTTGGATTATTAATATTTGTTAAAGACGAATTACCAACATCATAGCTCAAACTAGCTTCAGATACAAATACAGGTATACCATTAAACACAGATTGCATAGCAGGATTACTAGAGTGGTTAACTACTGCCCAAGCATTTTTTAATTTTTGATTAAAGTCTGTGTCATCGTATGTGTTTTGATCTTTAATAGGATGAACAACTTTTACATTTTTAAATTTTGCAGTATCTACACCTAGTCTATTTCTTGGATGCGGTCTAATCACAATAGGTCTATCAGTATGTTTTCTTATTTCAATAATTTGTTGTTCAAACCAATTTGGCATTTTTGGATTGTTTCTCCATTGGTGGCTATTGTGGTGTTGCCCACAAATTATAATTTCCTCACCTGTTTGTGCCCACGGTTTTAGTTCTATATTAAATTTTTTCCAACGTTCACTGTCAACATTTTGATTAGCAAAATCTGCCTCTCTGTTTATTCCATTAATTCCTACTTTAAAAGTTTCGTTTCTTTTTATACCACCAACTTCAAGAACAACAACTGGTTTGTTTTTTTGTCGGCTTTCTTCCCAAATTTTTCTATTGCCAACCATTCTTCCTTGCCATAATACTGACCATATTACAGAAACATCACTGTTACCATTACAGTTTAATTGAATTTCATCTCCTGCTTTTTCTAAACTTTCTATAAAAGCCTCAAAAACTTTTTTAGAATTATTTGGGCCAAATTTTGTATAAACACTTACTTTCATTGTTTCCAATAATCAATTTTTAATAGTTTTGGTGTTTTTCTTAAATCTTCAGTACGTGATCTTTTATCTTCTTTTCTGTCACCTTTAAAATGATCTATGTACTGACCAAGTTCACTATTTACAAATACGTGATGTCCTTTAACATCTTTTGCATAACCAATATCGTGTACTTTTGCATTGTGTTTTTGTTTGTATTCTTTAGTCATATGCCAGAACACATACGAGTCGTGCCACTCGAGTAAGTCAAATATATTTGCTGACGTATATAAGTTTTCCCAATCTGTAACAAAGTTTTGTACAAGCGGGTGCTTAATATTATAACAAACAAGTCCACATTCAGGATATTTGTTACTGCCCTTATCATTTTCTCTGCCAAGGTACGTAACCAATGTATCATTAGGACATATACTTTCTATAAATTCCATTGGTATATTTCTAAATGTATAGGTATCGTCGTCAATCCAAATTACATAATCATAATCATTATATGTTTTTACTGCGTGTGTAACACAAGATACTTTGTAGCTAAACTTAACTGCGTTCCATAGGTATGAGTCTTTCTTTGCATCAAGTCCACCTTCTGTTGCTAAACGTGGAGAGCGTCTTACACCTCCGGGTATTTCGTTTAGTTTACCTATAGCAACCGGATCGTTTTTATATTTTTCTCTAAATTTATGTAAGTCTGGATTTGCTTTATCTATATCAACCCAAGTAACATTTTGATTAAAATCAGGCTTATGAGGCTGTTGATAGTAGACAGTTGTATCAGCATTAGGCCATTTATCTAGTACAGATTGTACCATGCGTTTTGCATATTTGTTCCAATCATTAGGTTTAAATGTTGTTATAATTTTATACTTCATTTTTTTATTTTATAAGTTTTTTTCCAATCTTTTATTATCATTGTTGGTATCTCTGCTTTGCTATGTATTTTCCGCCATTCTCGTAATGGTACAGTCCAGCCAGTTTTCATTTTTCTAATAATTTTTCTAGGTAACCATGGTTTATAAGCAATTTTTGTTAATAGTTTTGTTTCATGTTTATCTGGCCCAATTTTAAAATTACTATGTATGTTCATACAATATTGCATAAACATTTTAGTTGCTAACGGAAAACGTCCTTCCATTCCATATGCCATACCGTATTTGTCGTTTCGATTAAAAAATTCTTCTGGTACTTGAGTAACACAATCTAATGCCATATATGAACCTACAGGATCTTCGGGGTTCCATAACTCATCTGGATAACATTTGTGTAGTTCCTCACCTATAGTATTTCTATCTAGAAATAAATGTGAATCCAAGTTCCATTCGGCACCTAATATTGGCCGTTTTATTCTTCTCGTCCATCTGTTGATAATATCACCCCAATTTTTTGGTCTTTTGTCATTGCTTGGCAAATCTCTTTTTAGTTTCCAATACTTTGGATACCCGCCTAGTATTTCATCTCCCATATCACCAGCCATTGTTACTACTATACCTTTGTCGTGTAATACTTTATTAGTATAACAATACATGGCAAGACTTGGATTATATGCAGGTTGTTCCATAAAATAAATCGAATCATTCCAATAGTCTTTTATTATTTTAGGAGTAATTGTTACTTCAGTATGATTAAAATTGTTTTCAAGAGCCAACACTTTGGCACAGTCGGCGTCTTCGTTATAGTCTTCATCACGAATTATATTTGGTTTCATTCTGTTAGTAAAAGTGTTTGCATCTCCCGTTATATTTTTAAGTTCAAATGCAACTAAACTTGAATCTAGTCCGCCACTTAAGAATACACCAATTTTTCTTTTCCCAATACTACACATTTTAACTGTGTTATTACCCATTATTTTAAACTCTTCTGGATAAAAATCTCTATTACTGTTTGGCTTTATTAAAATTCTTTTCCACTCTCTAATTCTTTTATTTGCTATATCATAAATTAGTGTTTCACCTGCTAATAATTTTTTAATTCCACTAAACATAGTATTACGTGTAGCATTAATACCTGTAGTTGCTAAACAACTTATTGCTAAATTATCAACACAACGTGAATTAGGAACCTTGTCCAACATACCTTTTATTTCAGAACCAAACACTAATCCTTCTTTTATTTCTGCATAGTACACAGGTTTTATACCTGCGTGATCTCTGCTTAATATAATTTGTTTTTTATTTCTATCGTAGTATGCAAATCCGTGCATCGAATCTATTTCGTCTATAAAGTTTAACCCATATGTATCTAGACCCCATGCTAAAAGTTCTGTATCGCAACCTGTTGTGTCTTTAAAGTTTTTATATTTCTTTTTAAGTTCGTAGTAATTAAATATTTCACCATTGTAAGTTAATATATTGCCTTTAGGCGTACGCCATGGTTGTTTAGATACACCCGGATCAGCCATGATGCTTAAAAGATTATGTCCTAATGTAACACTAGCGTCGTGCCAAACACTTTGTCCATCAGGTCCTCTATGTTTACATTTGTTAATAAACTGGTTTATAAATTCAGAATCTCTTGCTGTTATTCCGTATATGCCACACATTATTTGTCCTTAAAATATTTTTCTAGTTTTCCTTCTTCGTTCCTGTGTTTGTTATCCGGATCGAGAGAATCTTTTTTAGTTGCCAGTACTGCCCATTGTTTAGACCATTTGCCATTAAACTCAACCCACTTTGCTGTGTCAGGATTTGTATCAGGTTCAATAGCATCTTCTGGACATTCAGGTTCACATACTCCACAATCAATACACTCGTCTGGATTAATGACAAGCATATTTTCTCCTTCGTAAAAACAATCAACCGGACATACTTCAACGCAGTCGGTGTGCTTACACATAATACATTTGTCGTTAACAACATAAGTCACTATAATTTTAATCTCTCTTTAAATCGTTTGAATACAGTACCGTTTTTAATTTCTTCTTCTGTCCATTGTTTATAACCTAAGTCATAAACCCATTGTGTTCTATCGGGGTATTTTGGATTTTCAATATCTTCTAAAACAGTGTTTGCAACAGGCCAAGCAATAGCAAGATCTGATGTACAAAAGGTAGGCCTGCCACGGATGCAGGAATCAATGGTAGCAGTAGAGTTGTGAGATATAACAGCATGAACGTTAGTTATTGCTTTTTGAAAGTCGAATCTATAGTACTTTTTCTCATCGCCAGTAAAAAATTTTTGTCCTATTATAAGTTCACAGTCTTTAGGAAATTCATTTTTTCTTTTTTCCATAGCGGCCATATGATTTGGGTGTGGACGAATTTGAAATTTTCTTTTAGTTAATGGTCGTAATTTTTTATATACATCATTGAACCAATCAATTGGGTCTAGGTCGTTCATACTCCAATTATCTTGTGGTTGTAATACAAATAATATTGGGTCGTTTGGATTAGATTTTCTCCATGGTTCATATTTTACATTCCATAATTTTTTCATCATCTCCCATCTATCGGGTGGAGAATTGTCACTTAAAAAGTTTCCATTTCTCATAGGAGAATATAATGCTACCCGCCAATGATGTTTAGGATGTGTTATAGTATTTCCAAAACTAGATAGTATACCACCATCAAATGTTATAATGTAAATGCCTTTTTTCTTTGCACGTTCAACTAATTCTCGTCTACGTCCTTTTGTGTGGTGCATTTGTTTGTCGCCACCATAACCAAACATACAACCAATTGGAGCAGTTGGTTCCATTTCGTTTTCAACAGTAGGGCCAGTTCTGTGTTCGTCTACAATAATTGGATTATCACCAACAGCTTTAATTCCTGTCGCCATATGTTGTAGAAGTTCCCAACTAGCACCTCTACGTCTATCCTTTACTGTTCTTCTAAATATTTCAACGTCCATCTAATATCTCCATAGCATAACCATTCCTAAATTCTTCTTGTGTAAATTGTCCATAAGCAAGTGAATAAAATACGGGTCTAGGGTCTTCATATATTGGTGTTTCTATTTTTGCAAAATCTGTTTCGCATATAGGTAAACAAGGATTTTCAAAATTAGTAAAGCAAGGAACACCGTTAGTTAATGCTTTAATTGTAATTGAACTATTAAATGTTACTACTGCGTGAACTTTTTCCCATTCAAATGGTTTAGCTGGTTGTTTATTTTTACTAGTTCCTGGTTGAAATCTTCCTTGATCATCTATTATTGTGTCTGGATTAAATGGTTTTTCTCTAATAACTATTTCTCTATCTGTATTTTCTTTTAAAATTTTTAATGTATTATCCAACCAATTTTTGCCATCAAACATATTTGCCATGGCATGACTTGGCGGAACAACCAAAACATATTTGCCATTTTTATGGAATGGTTTAACTACTTCTTTAAATGTTTTTTTAAATCTGTCATCTGGCCTGTTGTCGTTAAATGTTTTAACGTGTTGATTTTTAGAACATCTCATCCAATAAGGAGTACCTCTACTTTCGCCCCAATATGGTCGGTCAATATAATAAAAATCAATTCCTTTCATTTCTGCCCATCTATATACAAGGTGAGTGCCTCTTAATACACCCATGAATACAACTTTATCACAATCAGTTGATGTTGTTACTTCCTTGTGTGAAACAATTTTTGCATCCATACCTCTTGCGGCCGCTTCTACGTATTTTTCAGTAACAGCTCTACCTGTTTTTACTGCATAGTTCATCTTATTTCCTCAACGTTATACATTTTTGCATAATTCCTTTTAAACTCTGCAATAATGTTTACACTTCTTCTGTACATAGTTGGATTAATTCTGTTTGATACACTGTGTACTGTATTAGGATTTGCATTACAAAACATTACAAACGTATTTCTTTTGTATGGTACTGTGGTATGTACAGTACCTAAATCCTCAGCATATACTTGTCTACCACCGTTCATATCTACTTTTCTTATATTATTTTTTGTTGAATGTATTTGAAAGTTACCGCCAGTGCTTGTATCATTTTTATAAGGCATATACAACAATCCAGCAAACATTTCCATTGGATTGTCTATGTGTGCTGTTCTAGATGTTTTTTCTGTTATTGGTTTGTGCATAACAACTTGACAATCACTCCATAAATTAATTTCTTTGCCTGCCCATCCTCTTGCACCTAAGTTTTCTTTAAGGTTAGGTAGCAAACTTGTTAGTTTAGGTTTATCTTCTAGCCATGGTTTAAACAATTCGTATACTTCCATAAACCATTCAGGTGATGTATGATAGTTTGCAAATTCTCTCCATAGGGTAGATTCAAATGTTGGTTGTAACAAAACATCTGATTTCATTCTATAACATATACCGTTGTCAAATGGTTCAGTTGCTAGTAAAGTTTTTTCTGGAAATTCTGCTTCTAGCTTCTCATATAACTCCCACGGTAAAGCTTCTTCTATTACAACGTGTGGATATGGATCTGTTATAAGTTTTGGTTTTTTCTGTAGCAACGAATACATATTTTTATTATACTTTGTATCAATCTAAATGTCTAATTAAATCTGGTATATTAACTTCAAAATTTATTAAATCATTAATTCTTTTAACACCTTTAGGTCTTGTTTTGTTATATTGTATTGGTATTGTTTTTGCAAGATATATTTCGTGTTTTAATTGTAAATGATGTGATAATAAAGGATAAACTTTTTTGTGTAACATATTAGGATCTTGTATTTCAATTACTTTTGTACCAGCCTTGCACCAAAGCAAATTTGTTAGTCCTGCACCATGAGCCGCAAGAACGTGTGTTGCTTCTGCAAAAGTTTTAAATTGTTCTTTTATAGTCATGTTTTCTAAAGTAACTGTTTCCCAACCTTTTAATGCTAGTATCAGTTCGTCCGAGTTAATCATTTTTCTCGTTTTTGCTCCAGGACGTAGTACAATTATTTTTCTATGTGGAGTTAATCCTTTGAATCCAAACAATCCTTTAAAATGTCTTAACCATGGAGCAAGATGAGGTGTTGTTACGCCATCATCATGATTACTCATTGACGGAACAATTAAATGTTGGAAACGCCAAGTTTCGCCTTCTGGCATTACATAATATTTTATATCAGGAAACATTTCTTTAACAACCTTATCAAAGTAAGCACTAGGATTGCTTAACACATAGATAAAATTATTAAAAGTTGTTGTACCTCTTTTTTCTATTAATCTAAATTTAGATATAACGTCAATCCAAATGTGCCATGGATTATTTGCACTTTCTTTGTCTATAGGTAACCATACAAATTTGTCACCATCAAGTTGTTTTGTAATTGGAGGCATAGTAATTTGAATAGTTGGCTCTGTCCAATTATCCCATAAGCCGTGTGTCTTTTTTGGTTTGTGTTTGTATTTGTGTAATAAAGGCCAGATGTTGTTAGTTATAAGGTGTCTGTCCTCAGTAATTAAACAAGGCAAAGTGTTGACTGAGCAGTTTCTAAATTCAGCAACAAACGTCGGCAAACTATGAAAATGTGTTTTAGGTGCTTTCTCGTGATATTTTACATCAAATCCATACTCATGATCCACTGTTTCAAAGCGATCTAAAAAATACTTAATATTGGTAATGTTTTTCACTGTCTGCATTTTGTATAATTAATTATATTATTTTATGGAACCTACTCATATTTTTATAAACGGTTGTTCGTTTCTTACGTATCGTTCTAAAGACGGTATAATGACTCATGCTGGAAAAGAATTAGAAAAATTAATGGGACTAGCAAGAGGAGGACATTTAGCAGGAGGTGGACGAGGAAATAAAAGAGTTAGTATTACAACTAAAATTTGGTGCCAAAGAAATCCGGAGTTAGCAAAAAAATGTTTCTTTGTAATTGGTATAACATCAGGCTCAAGGTTTGATTTTCCCACTAATGACGGGTATAAAAAATATAAATTTCCTGATTTAGAGTCAGCATGGAAAACATTTAGCCCACAAAAAGATACACCATCTAGAACTTTTTTCAAACATCTTTTTACACTTAATTTAGATATAGATCAATTAATTCAGTATGAATCAATTGAAACTACTGTTAATTTACAAAATTTTTTTAAATTAAACAAATATCCTTATGTAATGTATAAAACTATTTCAGATACACCAATAGAAAATGCAGATGTTCGGACATTATATGATATGATAGATAAAAAAAGATTTTTTAAACCAGAAACGTCACATTATGATTATATTCTTGAAAATAAATTAGTTGCTAATATGGCAGATCCCCATCCTTCCGTGGAAGGACATAAACGTTGGGCAGAACAATTAAAAGAATTTATAGATGCTAACAATTTACGCACCATTTAATAATCCAAACAGTAAAGCCTGGGAAGTTTTTAATGGAATTAAAAAGTCTTGGCCAGAACAAGTTGCTGTAAATGATAATAGTATTGCAACAGAGCCGTTAGCAAATTCAATGTTTTGGGGTTTTGTTAATAATAATTTATCTTTAGTTAAAAAGTTAGATGCACGTAAACATCAGTTTTGGTTTACTGATACTCCATATTTTGGTAGATTTGATAATAATAATTTAAAACCAGATAATCATTATTGGCGTATTTGTAAAAATGGAATACACGTAAGATACATTAAACATTGTAAGTCTGATAGGTTTGATAAGTTTGGATTAAAAGTTAAGGCACCAGACTTTAAAGGAAAAAATGTTTTAGTTTGTCCAAGTTCTGAAGGTATACACAATTATTTAGATAGGCCTAATTGGCTAGAAGAAACAATTTCAGAGATTAAAGTACACACAGACAGACCAATAGTAGTAAGACATAAACCGCGTGGTAGAGGAACATCGGGTCCTAGCGAAGCAACAATTCCGTTAGCAGAACAATTAAAAGACGCTTGGTGTTTAGTAACAAGTTGTTCTATAGCGGCAATCGAAGCTCAGCTTATGGGGATACCTGTTATATGTGATGAAAAAAGTTTTGCAAAAGAAGTTTCAGGACAAGAAATTTCTGATATAGAAAATCCGTTTTTTGTTGGTGCTGAAGAATGGTTATGGTCATTAGCATACCAACAATTTACGCCAGAAGAATATGAAAACGGTAAAGCAGTTGAGATATTACTAGATAAAGGTATACTATGAAAACACAAATAGAAGAAATAAACGATTTTTGGGTACCATCAAATGATAAGCATATCGATCAGTGGAAAGCAGGTCTCCCTTTTACACAGAATAAATGTTTGAATAATTTTATAAACTATTGTGATAGTCAGAAAAAAAAGTTTAAAAGAGTATTAGATGTAGGTGCTTGGTGTGGTACTTGGAGTGTTGCAATGGAAAAATATATTAAGAATATTGATGCATTTGAACCGGATCGAGTACACTTTGCTTGTTTAGAAAGAAACGTAGCAAGATTTAGTGATAGAATTAAAAGCCACAGATTTGCAATAGGAAATGAAGAAGGAGAAATATCTTTAACAACAGAAGAAGCAACACAGAAAACTAGAGTAAAAGGCAAAGGCGATATACCAATGCATACAATAGATTATTTCAATTACAAAGATGTTGAAATGATTAAAATAGATGTAGAAGGATACGAAATGGAAGTATTAAAAGGAGCTCATAAAACTTTGACGTTTAATGATGAAAATCAATCTAATGTAAAATTTCTTATGGTAGAACTTAATCATAATACTGAAAAATACGAATCAAGTAACAAAGAAGTTAAAGAGCATATAGTAAAAAATTTAGGTTTTAAAATTTTAATGAGTCAATGGCCGGATATAGTTTATTATAGAGTATAATGCAAATAGATCCAGAAGCAAAAATGATTTATGTACATATTCCGCGAACAGGCGGAAGTTGGTTTTCTTATCAATGGCCAGCACATCATACTAGAGCACCTTTTTTAAAAAAAAACGAATTTGGAAGGCATAGTAGGCTTCCAAGTATACTCGAAAGGCTTAAAAAAATTAATTATAATTATGCTGATTATAAAATAGTTACAACAATACGAGAACCAATGGATAGAATTGCAAGTAGTTGGGTATGGTTTTCTAAAGTAAAAAGTACAGCGGAAAAGCACGGATGGAAAAGCATTGATGATATGATTGATGAATACGAAAGTGGAGAAATTAGAGTAAATTATATGCCACAAACATATTGGTTATGTGAGCCTAGTTCTAAGTTTGATATAATTTATAGATTTGAAGACTTACTAGAAAACCCAACGTTACCACAAAAAGATTTTCCAATTTTTAATACAAGTGAGTCAGGGTCAAGAAAATTATTAAGACAAGGACAAAACAGGACGTCATTATTAACACCAGCACAAAAAGAAAGGATTAAAAAAGTTTATAAAGATGATTTTGATTATTTGTCCAAGTATTATCCAACATCTTAAATAGGTTTATATGAAAATTTTTATAACAGGCGTTGCAGGATTTTTAGGTTCTCATTTAGCAGACTTAATGATAGCAAACGGACACACAGTTGCTGGTAATGACAATATGATCGGTGGCTATGTAGATAATGTTCCGCAAGACGTTGAGTTTCATCAAGTTGATTGTAAAGATTTAGATAAACTTACAAAAGCAATGGAAGGGTGTGATATAGTTTATCACACAGCCGCAACCGCATATGAAGGACTTTCAGTTTTTTCTCCTGTACTTGTAACACAAAATATATTTGAGGCTTCAGTTGCAACTGTAACTGCCGCAATTAAAAATAAAGTAAAACGTTTTGTGTATTGTTCAAGCATGGCAAGATATGGAGAGAACCAAACACCATTTAAAGAAGATTATGATTGTAAGCCACAAGATCCTTACGGTATTGCAAAAAAAGCCGGAGAGGATGTATTAAAAAATTTATGTAAAGTACACGGAATGGAGTACGTTATTGCTGTACCACACAACATAGTTGGCCCAAGACAGAAGTATGATGACCCATTTAGAAACGTAATGTCAATTATGTTAAACAGAATGTTACAAGGTAAGCAACCAATTATATACGGCGATGGTGAACAAAAAAGATGTTTTAGTTATATTGATGATTGTTTATATTGTTTGAACGCACTTGCCTTTCAAGATAACGTAGTTGGACAAGTAATAAACATTGGACCAGACGAAGAGTCTACAACAATAAATGGACTTGCTGAGTTGTGTGCTAATGAAACAGGAATTAATTTAGATCCAGAATACCATTTAGATAGACCACAAGAAGTTAAACTTGCAACTTGTTCATCAGACAAAGCACGTAAGTTATTAGGTTATAAAACGTCAACTAATTTAAGAACAGCAGTAAAAAAGACTGCAGATTATATTAGATTACGAGGAACTAAAAAGTTTCAGTATCATTTACCATTAGAAATTATAAATGAACACACACCAAAAACTTGGAAAGACAAATTAATATGATTTCATTTAGTTGTCCGTCAAGAGGACGTCCAAAATTAGCAAAAAGGTTAGTTGATACAGCACTAAAATTTGCAAAACACGATGTAGAAATTTTATTTTATCTTAATGATGACGATCCTACAATAGAAGAATATAAAGAATTATTAGATGAAAAATATTATACTATTGGTCCAAACCAGTCGACTTGTTATAGTTGGAATTTACTGGCAAGTCAAGCAAGTTATGATATAGTAATGCTAATGGGAGATGATGTACAAATTCAAACACAAGATTGGGATCAATTAATTGTAGAACAATTTGACAAGTATGAAGATAAGATATTAATGGTTGTACCATCCGATGGAAGAAGAAAAGGTACTCGAGATTTAGGAAATGAAGTTAAATTATGGGAAGATAAACCTTTACCCGCGGCTCATTTTGCTGTACATAAAAATTGGATTAATACGTTAGGCTATCTTGCTCCACCGTATTTTTGGCATTTTTTTGTCGATAGTTATACACAAAAAGTTGCAAGAAAGTTAAACAGATGTTTGTATTTGCCAACTGTTCTGTTTAAAGCTAAAAAGATGTTTGATGAAACAGGCGAACAAGTTAGAACAAATCTTAATATTGGTAACAGAGATAAATTTACTTGGAGTAAAGTAAAAGATAGGCATTTACAAGCAGATGTTAATCTTTTAAAGGAAAAAATGTTACCTTCTTCCGATATTTCATAATAAAAAGATTAAACGTAATACGGTTAGTATTTTCATTGCTTTCGTATGAGTGCCAAGTTTTTCTTTCTTGTCCACAAAAAATAAATGTACTATTAGGTTTCCATTTTGCTTCTTTAACAAAAGCATCTTTGGTTTCTGCTGTATACATTTTAGTTCCAACATTATTTTCTGGTGAAACGTATGTTACACTACTCCAAATCTTTTCAATGCCTTCTTGGTGTATATGAAACTGCCACGGCAATGGTGGAGTAACAGATATATGTACATTAACTCCTAGGTTTTCAAACCATCTATATTTTGGATACGCACCACACAACACTTTCATATTTTCATATAAACTTTCACAAATATTCAAAGTTTCGTTATAAAAATCTATTCCATATTCTTTATAATTTTTTGGATGTATTTGTACTAATTGTGTTGTTGGAAAATTTAATTTTTCAATACATTGTGCTTGTAATTTTTCAAATACAGATTTATCAAATGTATTTTCAATAACTTGATGTGGCCACGGAGTTGTGATAACTTCAGTATTAAGACACTTGTCTACAAAACTATTTCCTATCATATTATTAATTAGTTTGTAAAGAACTTCTCTCTATTTCTTTCTTGCATTCTTATTGTCTTGTCCATTGTAAACCCACCATTACTAATACCGGCTCTATTACAATCATTACAAATTAACTTTAATTTACGAGCTGAATATTTTTGTTCATATATTAATTGGTGTTCTTTAGTTAAATTAGCCCACACACCTTCTATACCGATTTCAAATACATTACCATAATCAACTTTTTCTTTAGGAAAATTACGATCATAAGACATATCACAACAAAGTGCCGCTCTTCCACTAACCATTATTTCTAAACGATTTAGTATTTTTCCTGGAGTTAATTCACATCCATTTACAAAACTTTTATCAGAGGGTGCCCAATTACCTTTTGGTACCCATTGATCATCCCCTTTACCTAGTCTATTACTAATCCAATTTACTTTAGTTTTAGCTTTACCTAGTGTTCTATTTTGATATTCTTCTATTGTATCTATTGGCGCAATAGTGTTATTTCTATTTTTAATTGCTATATCCATTAGTTTAGAAATATCCGGATAGTTGTCTCTAACAAATTCAAGACTTTGAAAAGTTTTTTCTCTACTAATTTTCATTTGCTCCCATACTTGTTTTTCTGTAAATCCAATTACTGATACAAATATTTTTGATAGTGTATGTTTATATTTTTGCAATAAATCACATTGTCGTTTACCAAACGAAATTGCGTTAGTAGTTAGACTAACATTTAATTGATGTTTGTCTGCTAATTCTAAAACAAGACCGAGGTGTGGATTTACTAAAGGATCAGAATATCTCCATGGCAATATAGCGACGCTCCATGGTTTAATTTTATGTTTTTTTAATAGTCGTGCCCAGTTTTCTATTAATTGTGTAATTTGTTCCTTTGACATTTTTTGAGTAATGAAAGTTTTGTCCTCACTAAATTCAGTATAAGGACAACAAAAACATTTTGCGTTGCATAAATTAATAGGCTCAAATGCTAAACATAACGGAATTGGTGAATAAAAAAGTTTTTTCATTACTACTATTTAATAGTAATGTAGTTTTAGTTTTCGTAGTCTGTTAACCAGGCTTCTAATTCTGGTCCGTTTAATGGCTCGGGAGTTAACCATTCTTGCACACCTCTAGTCATTTGCCATTTGCCACTACCCATTTGATGAGATTTTTCGGGTGCTTCTATATTTCGGCCAACCATATATCTACGAGTTCCAGGTCCGTAAGGTGCAATTTCTGTATGAATAACAATTAAACCTAATTGCTCTATTTTTTGCAACATTCTATCTTTATGATTCATATACTATTAGTTATCTGGGTAAATCTTTTATTAGTTGTCTTAGCATTTTTATAATTTTATTATAATCTTTGTCATTTAAATCTAATTGTAAAACTGGTCTATTAATATTAAATCCTTCTCTTTCAAGTATTTTAATATCTTTAAATTGTGTTATAAAAAATGTATTAGGATAATATCTAATTATTTTTGATCCAAGTCTATCTCCTATTATTCCTAATTGAATGTCGTTGCCAGGATTTTTATCTCCCCTATCTTTAAAGAACCATAAACAAATTATTTCTTTGTCTATATTAATATTTCGCAAGTCTTTATAAAAAGTAAATTTTATTTTAAACTTTTTGTAAAATTCTTCCCAAACTTCGTGTGTTGTATTATTTTGATTTTCGTAAAGTATGTCGTATTCCTTAACAGGAACAATACCTGTTGCGTATATGTGTTCCTTAGGTGCTTTGAAGTAGTGTTGTTTTTTTATTCTATCCCAATACATTATGTTGAAAACAAGTTAATAACTTCTTTTTTCCATACATCAGCATAATCACATTCTCTATAACCATCAAACCACGGACCGCCTTCTGTATAGTGTAATATTTTAGGTATGCCATCTTGTGGTTCTTTATACCAACCCACTAACCAGTTATAAACGTGTGGCAATGATCCAATATCTGAATCGTCTAACCAACTAAATCTGTGTAGGAATTTTGGGGATTCTGAGTTTAATAATTCGGGTGTTAATATTTTATTTTTAGGATGTCCGCAATTCCAAAGTACCATGCTTGACCAATTTTTTCTTGGGTATACTGTTTGAACTTGTCCATCCATTTTTCTGCTTTCTTTAGGTTTGTAATCGTGTTGCACACAAACTACTGCTTTAGAATCATCACAATATTGTTCTAATTCTGTAGTAGGAACCCGCCAAACAAAATCACAGTCACAAAATACTGCCCAACCTTTATAATCATTTAAGTATGGTACAAAAAATCTTGAAAAAGTAAATTCTGTTGATGCTAATTTATCAACTGCTCGTGTGTATATTCCATCTTGTCGCATATCGTTTTGTTTTAATGGAATAACTTCTGCACCCGGATCTTTTCTTTTAATTGAGTGTTGGCATACTTGATATGCTATATCTTCTCTTGAATCCCAGCCTACATATACTTTCATATTAGTAATTATTTAAATATCCAAGTATGGATATATTTTTCTCCAGTTAGTATTTCTTCTTCTATCTAATTCATCTAGATAAAATTTAAATTTATCAATCAAGTTCCTGTTTGGTTTTGATTTTTCAAACGATTTCCAAATTCCAGTTAAGTGTTCTTGAAATTGTGATCTTCCATCATAATCCTCTATTTCGTTGATTAATTTTTCCATATCTTCTCTCCAAAATTCGCCTCCTTGCGCCATAGGATGTAAAAAATCACGTGTACCAATATCCTGTCCAAAATATTGTCCAATCCTTCTAATTTTTCTTTTTTCATTAACATATCTAATTAATTTTAAATATGGTTTAATAGTAAGACTTGTCATAACAGAATTTACATTTACTATAATCCATTTTTTATTAATAATATAATCCATATTTCTTGTAACTATATCAGATTTCATGCCAGATCTACAATACTCTGCTTCAGGTCCAATACCGTCAATACTAACTGTTAAATCAAATCTACCAATGTTTTTATTTCTAATTAATTGTTCAATTTTATCTATATACATTTCTAATCTAGCAGGCGTACACATCATATTTGATACTATATTAAATTCTAAATTTCTATTTTTAACTTTTGCTAATGTTTCTAAAACAGGAATAGTTTCTTTCATATAAAAAGGTTCTCCGCCTAATAAATGGAATCGTTTTAGTTTGTGTCCATTAGCTTCATACCATTTTAATGACTTTCTAAAATATCCTACTGCTTGTGGATGAGGTGCTTGATATTGATATCTGCCAACTGCTTCACCATCCGGAAAAATAATTGGTCCGTGTTTTTTAGCTTCTAAATTTATTTTACTTGAATCTCTAGTATTACAATATGTGCATTGAAGATTGCAAGTGTTAGAAACAAACAGTTCAAATATTCTTGGAGTAACAGAAGTTGCAGTTGGATTATTACGTAATTCAGGTGGCACTTGATTAGGAATACCTTTCATTTGTTGCCGGTCACTTAATCCACCATTGTCTTCAATTTCTTTACAAACTTCGCAATGACCAGAACCCCCATTGGCAACTGTAGGCCATTTGCCACTTAACATAATTTTTCTTTCGTTTATTTTGTGAGGTAAGTTATGAAATTCGTCAAACTTATCAATGTCAATTGGTACTCTTTTGCATTTATGACAACTAGCTGTCTCTCCTGTTGTTGTCCAAATTGTTGACCAATTCCATTTTAAAGGACAAGCAGGATCTTTTTTAATCGGGAAATATTTTTGTTCTTCATCTACCATCATTAGAAACTATCTCGTGTATCTGTTTCCAATTATTTACTCTGGTAATATCGGGGTGGGAATATTCTCTATTGTATGGATGATCTATAAACAAAGGTTTAAGACCGTACTTTAATCCAGCTAATGCATTGGTCCATTTGTCTTCAATCCACCATAAACCTGTTCCGTGGAATTCTGCAAGGACATTATCTTTGTCTTGTCCGGTTTCTAGTATATGAAAGTTATAAAAAGCATATTCGCCAAATAGCTCTTCTAGTCTTCTTTTACGTAATTCTTGTGCAGGTATGTCAGATGTTTGTGAACTAATTGGGATAAATGTCCAACCTTCTGCGTGTAATAGTTTTACCCACGTTTGTGATTCTGGCATTGGAGGTTGTGTTCCCATCCAAGCACTTTTATTAAATTCTCTTATTGCAAGTTTAATATCTTCTGTAGCATCAACAAATCTACGTTGCATATCGTATTCTGCTTTAAATTCGTTTTTTAGTTTTGCTCCACGAGATATCATCCATTTAGTAAAATGGTTCTCCCATTCTAATAATACGCCGTCTACGTCTGTAAGGATTATTCTATTTGATGTTGGCATCTTCCATACCTGCTACTCGCAATTTAACAATGTTTGTAATTTGCCATTGTTTTTGATCTAGCCCTTTGGTAATGCCTAGCCACTGGTTTCTTAAAAGTGCAAAATCATTAATAAGTTTGTCCATATCAATAACGTCTGCTTCGCCGTCAACATACTTTTCAGCATCTCTGCTGGACAATGCTCTATTATAATTTTCTAAAAATTTTCTAAATGTTTTGGATCTTAATCTACGTAATTCAATATTAAGGTATTCAAGTATTGCTTCTATTTGTTGTAATTGTCCAAATCTTTCTTCAACTATTCCTGGAAGTGACGCACTAGCTTTTTCAAGGTTACCATATATTCTAACTTCTCTTTTAGCGTTGTTTAATTCAGTTTCAAAGTATTTTATACACTCTGGAATCTTTTTAATGTCTCTACTTACTTCGTTATACCAATTAATCATTTTCATATCGATCGTCGTAAACTTCGTCGTCCTCTTCGTATTCCTCAAAAACAGTTTCGACAGCATTTTCTAGTATTGGATCGTATTCAGCAATACCTTTAATTTCTTTATGCTCAACGCCAATGTCGTCTAATGCTCTAACAAAGTCAACAGCCGCGTCTTGTTTTTGTCTATCAGGAATGAAGTGTGTAACGGAATTCCACAATCTTTCGATATCTTCGTGGGTCATTTCTACCATTCGTTAATCCTTAAGTTGGTCATCTTGTGATGATGCTGTAGATAATTTATCAAAATCTTTCATAAGCATATCCAATTTGGTTCCAACCCAGGCTTTTCTAAACTCTAAAGTCTCTTTTCCTGAGGAATCAACGTATTTTAGTCTGTTTCCTTGTTGTGTTAGTACACCTTTTTTCTCAAATAAGTCTACTAATCCACTGTAAGGATCCATTCCTGTTTCGTAAGGGATTTTAACTTGTACGCTTTCAAATGGTTTTGAAAACCTAGTTTTCATAACTTTACAAGCCGCTCTAATACCCCTAACTTCTGTAATTTTGTTACCTTTTTCGTCTTCTTTAAGTTTTAATTTCTTCATTGCAATCACAATTGAACTTGCATATATAAATCCTTGTCCGCCTGATATTTTATCATCAGGATCAAACATATCTTGCGATGCGTATGTGTGATTAGTTGCTATAAGTCCAACGTTCCAAGACCCAAACATATTTACGCAATTACGCACTAGCGCCGTTAGTGCCTTCGGCTTTCTACCTAAGTCACCCTTCATTTCACCGTCTTCGAATTGTTTAACATCAGTTGGTGTTAGTAACATACCTAAACTATCAATTACGATTAGTACTTTAGGTGCGTTTTCTTTATCGTCTGCGTGTTCATCTTTGTAACCTTTCATAAAATCTGAAACTGTTTTTGCTACATCATCTACCATAGATAAACTTAATCTTAATAGTTTCTTTTCGTCGGTATCTACACCAAGTGCTTCTAGCCATGATTTGTCTAATGCATTTTCAGAGTCAATTAGTATTACATAGATGCCTTCTTTTTGTGCATTACGTACTAAATTGCCTGATGCTAAAAATGATTTGCCTGAGCCTGACTCTCCTGCTAGTACTGTTACTTTGCCTAGTGGAACACCTCTGTTAAAGTCTCCACTTATTAAATAATTTAACGCATAGTTTCCTGTGCTTATCCAGTCAGTTGGATCATTAAATCCTATGCCAAGTCCTTGTATAGACTTTGTTATGCTTTTTCTAAATTTTGTTGCGTCGAATGGTTTTGTCATATCCTATCCTTATTATATTACACAAGGCCTCAACTGTCAACAATTAAGGCCCTGGTAAAATGTCAGTTTATTTTTGTTGTCTCGATCTTATAAGTTTCAAGATATCTTCTGCTCTTTTGGCACTATCTCCTGTTGGAGCTGTTGCTGTTGGAGCCGACTCTGTAACTGGTTGTGGTGCAGGTGCAACTTTTACCTCTGCATTTACCGGATCAGCAGTCTTCTCAACTGGAGCAGGTCTACTTGCTGTTGGTATAGATACTCTAGCACCTACGCCTGCAGGTCTAAAGTATTGTCCATACTTCTCAAGATCATAAGCCTCACCTTCAACAGATTTTTCAAATAATTCTTTGATTATTTTAACTTCTGCTTCTGATGGTTCTTTTGGTCTAAAGTCATTTAAGTTATGTAAACCATACTTTTCGATAGCGGCTCTTTCAGCCTCTTCTAAAGCTCTTTCTCTTCTTGACCATTTAGATGTTGAGTAATCAGCATATCCACCTTTAGTTGTTTTATTAACTCTAAAGTCAACACCTTTTACATAATCAGTTGGTAACTCTTCCATCTCTGGATCAAGTAACGCAGATCTAATAATGTTAAAGATTTGTGGTCCAATTATAAATCTTCTAATTGGATTTTCTGGTGTAGCATCTTCAGTTAACGGATTAGTAACAACAAAACCTTGGAAAATATAACTTTTCTTTTTCCAATATTTTCTGCCCATGTCTTCCATGCTTTTATCTTTAAACCATGGTCTAACTTCCGTTAGTACCGGACAAGTTTTTCCGTACATTTCCATACAAGGTACTTGTACCTGGATTGGTCGAGAATCAGTTTGACCTTTAATACCTGCGAAAGGTAGTTTGATCATATTTCTCTCTGTCCAGAAAAACGTGTTACCTTGATCCTTATCTGGTAAGAATCTAATAACTGCTTCTGAGCCTTCTTGTATGTTCCAGTGTGGATAAATGGCGTTGTCGCCACCTGTTTGAGAAGTGGAGCGGTTCACTTCTTGGGATTTTAACTTCGCTCTTATATCAGCCAATGTAGCCATAATGTAAGCCTCCTTATTTGCCTATGTTTGTTTTCTGCCTAAATGTATATTAAACATTACGTATAATATACTACTATATTTATGAATTGTCTACTACTATTATTGGTAAAATACTTTTTTCTTTTGGAAAACGAAAAACGGATAATCAAAATTGAAAGTATAGGTACCATTATACGATAGGTATCCGTAAGTTTTTATTCTTTCGCCTTTTTCTGTTGCATAAGAACTGTCAACGTCAAGATTGGTTAATATTTCTTTAGTAATCATGCATTTAGCTTCTTTTAGAATTACGCACACATCTTTAACAATTTTATTGCCCTGCATTACAGTATCTTCTTTTTCAATTTTATTATCCAAAGTTATTTCTAAAACATTACTGCCAACTTTAGGCTTAATGTCAAATGTTGTAAAATCATAAAAATTATTATGTAAAACATTACCATTTAATACAATTTTACCTCTTGGCAATTTATTATTTTTAATAATTTCAAATGTTAATTGTATCATTTGCTTAATATTTTTTTATATTCTTCAATACATCTTTTGGCTAGATGCTTTTTAGTTTTATAACGATACTCTGTCATGTAGTCATGCTCATAACAGAAGTCAATTAACTCATTCCACCATGCTACTCTATTTTCAAATGTATTTTCAGGATTTTGTTTTGTAAACCAAAAATCCCATTTTAAACCAACAGCTTCTTCTGGAATGTTCTCAAATTCTATATCTAATTGTCTCATATGTGTATCAAATAAAGGTGAGCCTGGAAATATATGTAATATACCAGTAGGATTAACAATCATATTAGGAAATTTAATATCTTTATATCTTTTTACTAACGACATTGTTTCCTCAAAGTCTTTTCTAGTTTCAGTTAAGTAACCTACCATTAAGTTCCATTCTTGAGTTATTCCAACTTTATGTAAACTTTGAATCATTATGTTTAAATCGTCGTTTGTAAATTTTTTCTTCATGTGATTTCTAACTGCTTCACTACCCGATTCAACACCAACAATTACGTGTTTGCAACCAGCTTCAGCCATTAAATGGTAATCCTCTTCAGTTGTTTGTCCTTCAGGTCGTGCAATATATTCGCCATAATAGTTTATAGTTCGTGGTAATTTTTTTGCAAGTGCTGTATTCATTTGTCTAAATGCTTTCATTGATCCGTTTATAAGAGAGTCAGACATCATAAAATGAGTAATACCTTGTGTTTCATATATTTCAATCATCTCTTCTGCAATTCTTTCTCCGTCTTTAAAAACAAATTTTGGTTCAAATGAATACACATCACAAAATGTACATCTTCGTACACATCCTTTTGATCCAGTGATTGTTGCGGCAACTGCCTGTTCTGTTAAATGAAATATTTTAGAATTATCTTTGTATAAGTCTGTTTTGTAATCAATATAAGAAGGTGTGGGTAATTCGTTTAGTTCTTCGTGTGTTAATTGCTTACCTGCATTAAATTTTCCTTTTTTATTATTTTTTAAAATGTCAATTAAAACATTTTCGCCTTCGTTTATAACAATAGAATCACATAGACCTGTTTCTAACATTATATCTGACATATACTTGTTACTTTTTTTAAAAGGTACACGTGTATTATCATCTTTGCTTATACCACTGCCGCCTATAATTATTTTTTGATTAGGTTTTAGTCTTTTAATTGTATAACAAATGTCGTGTGTAAAACATAAACTTTGATAACTTAATAAAGAAAGTCCAATCCAGTTACAGTTTAAATTAATTAATTCTTTTGCTTTTGTTTCTACCCAGTTCCAATACCAGTCATATGCTTCTGTAGGCATTTCTACAAAGTGCATTAGGTAACTAGCCAAGTCAGCTCCCCATGGTTTATCCTTATAATCTATTTGTAATTCAATATTATAATCTAAAGTAGTTGTTCTTAAGCCGTGTTGATCACATATAGCCTTTAATAAAGCTGGTGCTAGAGGCATCGCATCTATTTTTGAAAATGGCGTGTATACAAATACCGCGTGATAATCGTTCATATCTAATTATATATTATTTAAATTAGTACGTCGACTGTAAAAAATTATTGGTAATTTGCTAATTGTGTGATTCTGGAAATTTCTTCTTCGACGCCAGCGATGTTTTGTGCGTTGTCGCCGTCTGCTTTGGCTTTAATAGCCGTTACTATTTTTGTTCTTGCTTCGTTTATTGATTCTTTTTTTACAAAGTCACCAACTTTAGGTGCTGGGCCACGAAGTTTACTAAAGTTTTTTGACAAATAATTCATTGCGTCTTTGGCATCATTTGTTTTGTATGCTGAGTTGCCGTCTTTGTCTAATACGTCGTGTACTACTTTGCCATCATCACCTTTATACATTGATACATAAGGTTTGATATCTTCAAATGTTGTACCGTCTTCAAATCTAGCAGGTTCACTATCAGTAGATGGTGTATATTTTATAGTGTCTCCAGGACCTTTTGTAGAATGTAAATCTTTTGCTTTTTGTATTCTATCCATTTTAAATTGTTGAGTTAATTTATAATGTTCTTCTGCTGAAAGATTTCTAACATCTTTTCCTTGTTTTGCTAACCATGATTGATAGTTGTCTTGTGCATATTCATTAGTAACGTCATCTGCCCATTCAACAAATTCTGAAGCATCTTCTTTTTTCTTTAAATGACCTTTTGGTTTAAATGCACCAGCATCCATTCTTACTTCGTCTGCATATGAAGGATCTGCTTTCATTTTTTTGTAATCTTCGATGTATCTTCTTGCCAATTGAATTGCAATTTTTTTATTTTTTGGCCAATCGCTGTCTGGATCATTAAACAATTCGCCTTCTCTTTCTAAACCATCAGCAACTCTAGAAGCAAAGTTGGCAACTCTTTCATCGTTGTCATCTTGTGTAAGCATTCTAGATGCTATGTCTGAAAGTATAGAACCTAACATTGTATTGTTGTTTGTAAATTTTGTTACTGATAACATTTTATCTGCTGTATCATCTTTTCTTAAAATTAATTTTTTATCAGGATTAGTTAAAAAAGATTGTACTATTGCTCCATGGTCTACAATTGGTTCCATTTTTGCATCTTTATCAGTTGGTTCTTCTGGTTGATATTCTTGCATAATGTTATGGATTAATGGTAAAGCCTGTTCAACTCTATCGTCTAGATTTTTTAATGTAAATTTTTCTCTGTATGCACTTTTTTCATCATCACTTAATTCTGCTACTGCTGATGGTTTAAAATTTTTACTTGCTTCGTCGTAATGGCCTTGTTTAGACAAGTTAACCATATACGTTCTTAAGTTTTCTAATTTTAATTTTGTTTGTTCAATTATGTCACCAGCATTGTCGTTTAATTGATCTTTGTGTGAAACGTATCTAGAAAATGAATTTAATTGTGCAATATTTTCTGATGTTTTGACAATGTGTTGTCCAAATTCGTCATGTGGTCTTCCACCGTTAGCAACGTGTCTCATCATTGCTCTTGCACCTGCTAGGTGTGTTAATGGATATTTGAATCTTTCCCCATCTTCGTTTTCAATATATAATGAATCAATTCTTCTTGATCTTGCACCCGGTACTGTTTCGTCAACTTTGCCTGAGTGTCTAATTATTAATCTTGTTTTATCTAGGTTTTCGTATGATCTTTTTGCTGTACCTGTAAGCCCTTCTCTCACTGGTTTGAAAGGTTTTGGGTCTTGGTTAAGTTCATTAACACCTGCTAATGTTGTAATTCTGTTTACTTCTTCTGACATTTCATCAGTATTTACCGTTGCGTTCGTATCTGCCATGTTCTTATAGTCTTGCTTCGTTAGGTTCGTTTTCGTTATATCACGCACATCAAAACGTAATTGATGCTCTATAGCAAAGTCTTTTAGCTCTTTTAGGAAAGCATACCATTCGTCTCTGCTATCCTCGTCTATTTTGTCTACTAAATTACGGTTATAAAATACTTTCATATTTTCACCGTCTGCTAGACTAATACTTACTGCTCCATATGTGTCAGCATCTTCTTTAAATTCAAATTCAAAGAATACTGCGGCACTTGGATCAGCAGTTGGAACACCACTTTCGTCCCCTATTTGTATATTAGAGAATTGCGATCTGATTTTATTAAACAAGTCTGTAGACGTTTTTGGGTTCATATAGTGTATTTATAGTATTTCTCTATCCCCACATACTTCCAAAAATAGGTAGTGGAGCCGTATATTCCGATGTTCTGTTGGTCCATTTCTCGAATATTTTAGGATCAAAATCTGCGAGAACTTTCATCATACGTGTCATTAATAAACAAGAAGATACTAGGTCATCGTGTTGTCCTGGTTTTGCTTTATAACTTAAACCTGTTGCAACAAAATCTTTAAGTTCAGATATTAATAACTGTGAGTTAATTTTTATTCTACCACTTTCAACTAATTCTTTAAATTTAGTACAAGCATCAATTTTAAATTTAGCAGTAGTGTTAAAACCTCTTCTAAATTTACGTCTATGTCCTTTTCTTATAGGTTCTGATAAAAACATACCGTGAATATTTTCTTCACCAATGTCCATAACTCTCATTAATGCCGCTTCACCGATAGTATTGTTTTCCATACTATAAAATATTTGTGGAGATGCAGTAGCATCTTTTTCTTGTATTGCTTCATGTATATACTTGTTAATACCTTGTAATATTCTAATTTGTTGATTCATTGGTGTAGTGTTATGATGCCATTCGCCTACTTGATCAAATGTTGGTAGTTCAAATACTTGTATAGCCGCATAGTCTCCACCAGTTCCCATAGCAGGATCTAATGAAACCATATATGTATGTCCTGGAGTTGGTCTTTTATACCAACGTACTTGTCCGGTAGTTTCTACAGGCATTGTGCCTTCCATTTCTGCCAATGTAATAGAATTAATTAATGTTTCATCAAAAATTAAGAATTCACATTCGTGTTCTCGTCTAAATCTTTCTTCACCTATTCTTGCTTTTTCTGTTAATGCCCAAGCTTCATCTCTGTCTGGGTGTTCTGACCAGTGAGCTTTCATGGCATAAAAGCCATTTGTTCCTACAATTTTATCGTTACCATATTCGTCAAATCTTTTATTTGCTTCTTTCCAAATTAATGCAAATTGGTCTTCGTCACTGTTTGGAGTTGATGTAATTAAACATTTACCTCCAGTTGATAGTGTTGGAGATAGTGAAGTCCAAAATTCTTTTGCTTTATCTGGTGGTTGCACGAACGCAAACTCATCACAATATATCATTGTTAAGGACATACCCCGTCCAGTATTTTCAGTTGTTGTAGTTGCCATTATTTTGGAACCATTATCAAATTCAATTGAGTTCCTATTGTATTGTGTTACACCTGCTTTAATCCAACCAGGTAACATCTCATAAGCATAACGCACCCTTGACATAATGTCTGATGCTCCTGCGTATTTGTGTGCCGCAATTAGTATGTGTGAATCCGGGTGGAACATAGCATACCATATTAGGTATCCTGATGCACAGGTTGTTTTTCCTGTTTGTCTTGGTAGCATTGATACTGAAAATCTATGTGAATTGTATGCTTCAATTAATCTTTTTTGATATGGATATGGTTTAAAAGCCATTTCTCCTTTAGTAGGATGTTGTATTTTCATAAAAGTTTCCATAAAAAACAACGGTCCGGTCTTCACATCCATACACTTCTCAAGTTGTTCTACTTGTTCTTTAGTATATTTGTGTCTCTTATGAGCTTTTTTAATTTGCTCAGAATCTAAACTAACATACGCCATAGTGTAGTATTTAATATAATTTTAATGGGCTTTTAACTAACTGTTTATATCGGGTCTCGATAAATTTACAGCACATGGGCCTTTTGCTTGTATATCAACATCGAAAACTACTGTATCACCTTGTTTTAGGTCGTTCCATCCTGCGGCTTTTACTGCAGAAATATGAACAAAACAATCTTTTTCTTTGTCGTCACGAGCAATAAAACCAAATCCTTTAGTAGGATTAAACCATTTTACTTTGCCGTTCACACTCATATTTTGATTTGTTGTTGTTGAATTATTTTGATTTTTTATCAGAAACTGCTTTTTTCATTGGCTCTTTTTTATTGCCATCTTTATCCATGTCTAAAAAGTCCGGTTTTGCTTTTGATTCAGTGGCTTTTGCCGCTTCTTGATATGATTTTTTAAAACCTTCGTATTGTGTTCTCAATGAATTTGTTAAATTTTCTTGAGTAATTTTATCTTCTACAGTTTCATACTTAACTGCAAGTGGATTATCACCTGGATATTCTTTTCTTACTTGTTGTTTTTGTTTGTTTAAACCACCTGAATGAGTATT